CATTCTCAAGTATGTCCTCAATTTGATCTGAGTCATACTCCACTTCTCCATTCTTGCCGTTGATAACCGCACCGTCCCGATTCTTTCGGCACCATCGTCGCAAGTCTTTCGCCTTTTGCCTTTCAGCGTCGATCTGCTCCTGAGAGGTCAGGTGTTCAAAAGGGCTATCGGAATTAGTCCGTGAAGCCGGTGTTGCGTTGTCAGTTACCTGACCCCGCAACTCCTTCATCTCGCCCCTTAAATCCTTGACCTCGTCTTCGGCATCTCGCCTCTGGCGTGTCAACTTGTCGATGCGCTTTTGGAACCAAGCCGGTTCTTTGCTTTCATCGTCATCTGTCAAAGAACTCTCATCGACCTCCGGTTCCTCTGCACCCGCAGAGTCTTCAGCCGACTCCTCTTCCTCATCCGGTTTAGCTTCGCTTTCGGTGGGTTGCTCCGGTTCCGGTGGTTCCGGTTGGCTATCGTCCATCTGTTTTTCCAGCAACGATGCCAATCCACTCTCGTCCAATGCCTGACTTAAAACGTCATTCTTGAACTCACGGTTTTCGGTATTATCTGAAGAGGACCCGCTAACCTCTTCGCTTGTTTCTGTAGCCATGCGATTAATGCCTGCAAGTCGGCAGCAGAGTCTTTTGAAGGGAGACAAAGAAAAACCCCGTCAAGGGTTTGACGAGGTAAACACTATCGTGTCGATACTATGATTTCGTTTAGGTGTCCCGGTACCTGATTATATATGAACAGACTCGTATATAGTTTGCCTGAAAGTTATGGAACGCTCGGATGGCATTTGTAGCAGTTGTAAATGTCGAAATCTCTTTCCATCCAAAAACTGCCGCCCGTTATCTTATCCATATAGTCCATCTTCCTCCACGCTTTCTGGTATGTGTTACACACCGCTTTTTGCGCTGCCAACCTTGCACGGTTAGTTGCCGACAAATGCAGGGAGTATAAAATGGCGATAATAGCCACCACCACCAGTAACTCAATCAGCGTTGTCGCTTCCCTTTGCCGAAGTCCCTCCGCAACCCTTTGCTGTTTTCCCATTTCTTCTGCAAGGCTAGGTATAAGGCTTCGCCCTTGAGGGGGTCCTGTTTCACAGAAACCTTTTTAGCCTTCTTCTTCATTGCCTCGTCGCCTGATCCTTCAGCCACTTGATGTGGTCCCTGTAGTCGGTCAAACCAGCCAACCTTCCAGCCGAGTGGATTCGCCCCTCACCAATGTTGTCACGATCCTGTACTGCAAGGACCTCTCCCTCAACAAAAGCCTCTAGGTGCCTCATTATGGCTTCGTAAATGGCACTCTTGCCCTCGAAGTTAAACGTGTTTATGTCGTCTGGGTTCATGTTACGGGTTGTACCCCAATTTTGCCGATGGTCTTATTTTGTTCCTGAGTGACGCTCATTTCCAAGTTCTTTATGTAGTTCTGGATCAACTGACCAAACAACTCATCCTTCTCCGCTGCCTCCTTCACCTTCGGGTTCTTTTCTCCCAACTCCTGTGCGTACTTCAACTTGGTTCCCGCAGTCGGATCGTTCTCGGTGTAGTTAGGCTCAAAGCCCAACATCATCCCGCCCATCTCAGACTTGACCTCGTTGTACATGCGCTGACTTGCGCTATTTTGGTCGGTCAATATATCGTCCGCAAAGTCCGGTGAAATGGATCGCACCAGTTTCTCAATCAACTTGTTCCGCTCGATTGATCCACCCACATCCAATGGCACCAGTTGCTGTGCAATGATCTCCATCTTCTTCAGGACATAATCCTGATCCAAATCGGACACATCAAACTTCAACACAAAGTCGGGCATCTCCTTGTCCCGGTTAATCGGCACCTGTACCCCGGTGATCTTCATCAAGTCCTCGTCATCGAGGTACTGCAACGTCAATTGGAACATCATCTGGTAAATCTCGGTCCACACAGTTAACCAGTTGTTCATCATCGATTGCTGCGTCATCATCGTCACCTGCGGCGACACATCCTTATGGGGAAGTCCAAAATACTTCGCAACGGCACGTTCAATAAACGAAATGGTTTCAAACGCAGTCGTCGCCACACCTGCCGGTGGTTTCATAAACGAATAATCACCCGACTTGGTCACCGGCAACATCACCGCAGGCCCCACCTTGTTTATCAGTCCAAGCCTCTTGTTCACCTCAATGGCAGGCAATGTCTCAAACGATGTCCTGTCCATGATCGAGTCGATCTGGTTTTTCAGGAAAGTCTGATAGCTCCCGATCACCTCGGTGATGGGGCGACTCTCAACAACCCTCCGCTTGATAACCTCTCGCTTGAACTCCACAAACGGATAACGGCAATGGTTGTAGTCAAGCATCTCATGCTTTGCGAACAACGCCTTGCCAAGCGCATCCCGCTGAATCATCGGCGCAAACACCGTGGTGTATATAGCAGGCACTCCCTGATCGTTAAGTTGCTTGGTATATGCCCACACAACCTCCACCAAGTTGTCACGCCTGTCGATTGCGTCAGAACTTAAAGCTGAAACCGATGTTGTGATGTCGGAAAAATCGCTTGATCGTCCAGAGGTCTTGAGTGCCTCCTCAACCCAATCCTCATTCCAGTTGTCGTCGTTGATCATGCTGCGTAGCTCAACCTCCGACATATACTGCTTGCGAAAGATAACCCGTGCCTTCTGAAGCGTGGTTGTCTCCGGTGGGAAACTGATCTCATCGTAGGGGCGGCAGGCAACCAACAGCGGCTTGTTGGCCACAATATAATCAATAGGGATTGAACTCTCTCCATCCTCCCTTAACTCCTTGACAATCTTTTTCGCCGGTCGCCGCTTGAGGTCCTCCACCTGCGCCATCAACATGTCCACCACCACAGACTCCTGTGCTGGATCAAGAATCAGTTTCGGGAAGTCCGCAAACGCTGGGTCCTGTTGCGACATCTCCACAATCTGCTCCAGCGTGATCTTCATTGGCATCAACTGGTTCTGCTGCTCCCACCCAACAAACATCGCACTCCACCCGTACTGCATGGAATACTGTGCAAGCAGTTCAGCCTCACGCCTCAACTCATGGTATAGCTTGGTGCCAATCAACCAACGCATCAACGTGTTCATGCTCGCCGCTGCCTCTGTGTCACTCGACTCTGTTGCCCCAACCTTCAACTGAGACTTCTGGAACCCGTTCATCATGGTCGCCACAAGTTGGTTGATGGTTTCGTCAGCAAGCCTGATCCGGTTGTCCGCAGCACCCTCAAACGGGAATGGCTGCGTACCCTCGCTCAACGCACTTGCGTGTTTCTTGAAATCACTCGTCTGGCTGTTCCAACGTGCATACCGCACATCGTCCGCAGACTGTATCCGTTCCAGAGCATGACCATCGGTCAAACTTCTCCTATACTCAAAAGTCAATGTCTCCACATCAACCTTGCCGTCCTTATGCTGGACCAACTGGTCCTCCGATTCGTTCCTGTTCATATTATGAAAGTCCTGTGTGTTTTAATAGGTGGTCCCTAAAAATCTTATAGCGGGGGGAACCCTTATCCCCGCCCTGAAGCGTATAGGTCTTCAAGACACCATTACGCCTCAACTTGGTTAAATATTCTTTTGACAGTCCGGTCAGTTCCGCTGCCTCTGACAGACTCAACAAGGGTGGGTGGTTATTTACCTGCATTGTCCAGCTTTTCGTTTACTGCCTTCAGGTCCAGCACCATCCCGGTAAGTGTCTCTATAATTACGCTTTGTTGCCTCGTCAGGTCCAACATGCAGTTGAACACTTCCTTCTGGAAGATATGGTCCTGACTATAGTCGCCCGTCCTCTGCAAACTCTGCAAAGCCTCTTTTTCCATTTCTTCTTCTACCATTAGTAACTTCCTCCCCCTGCCGCAGCCCATGTCTGGTGGGTAACGTGCATCGGGTTTGCCGTCATTATATACCGCAGGCAATCGACGGGGTCCTTAAAGGCGTTTCTCTCCCCACCGGCAGCACTCGCCTCGGTCATGCAGGCAATCGTGTTTTTGCAGTCGCTTGATATAAACAACTTCGGCTGGTTCACGCTACTCAGCTTGTCGTCAACATTATAATCCAACGCATCGTTCACAACACCTATGCCCTGCTCGATGTGTATTCCCGGTGCTGGCGTGAAATACATCTCAGGCTCATCATATGCCATCCGCTCGACCAAGGTCACACCATCATCGGTCATTGCCTTGCTGCCACCTGCACGGGGATCAATATACCTCTCCTCGATCTTCTCATCCCCTTCAAGCTCCCTGATCAACTCCTTATACATCGTGTGACCGGTGCCCACCGGTTTTTGTGCAGGCCCAATCTTCCCGCTCATGTCGTCGCCCCCTACTGCCCACTCCCCATAAGCAGGCATGTCGGGGTACTCCCGGTATATGAAGAACCTCTCCTCCCCATCCACCATGCAAACCCTTAACCACAATATATACCAAGACCTCGCACCGTGTGGGTCGGCAACCATGTAGTTTGTCCCATCCGTTGGCACTTTTGCATGGTCTATAATATGGCCCTTCCCAAACTTCGGGAACCAAGTGTTGCTCGTCCGTTCACACCACCCATATGCCCTGATCTTGATCTGCGTGGAACTCTCACCCGTCAAGACCCTCTCCATCTGGTCATACGGGTTATACGGGTTCATCGATGTGTGGAAGAAAATCACCGCACAACTTTGGTCCATACACTCCATCTGGTACGGCATCGTTCCCACAGGACATCCCGTCACGTTCACGGTGTCGGGGAGCAGGGGAGACTCAACCGTGGACAACGGCTTCGCCCCTGCCATGAACTTGTTCACGACAGGGGTCCAGCCGGTGATAGGGGTGGCCGCAATTATTAGCTTCCCCTTCCGTGTGACCAAGCGGTAGACCGCAGTCTCCACCAAACTCGCTGGCACCAATTCATCACAATATATCAGGTCCGCTTCCATCCCCTCAAGGATGTCGCTGCGCTGCTCATAATAATGGAAGAAACATTGACTCCCGTTGGGCAGCACAAAGCTGGAATTGGTGAACCCGTTTTTTTGCGTGTAAGAAACATTGCCAACCTTGCCCATCTTCTTCCTGCCCTTGAACTGGTTTGGCAAATACTTGTAAACCGCAGGCTGAAGGTCACGCACACTACTCTGGTTGGTCATGCTAAACGCCACCACCTTGGCCTTGGGCTTGGTCACCATAATGTCAACCAACTTGCGGCAACTATAACTCGTCTTACCACTCCGGTTGCCTCCGCTTATCAACAAGTGTTCATAAGTCTTTAACAAGTCATCCGCATCCCTCCAATGGTCCGGTATATAGCCTGAATAATAAGCATCCTCCTCCTCCTGCCTAATGATCTCCTCACGGGCAGGCTTCAGGACGTTCTCGATCAGGTGCGTACCCCGCTCCTCACCATACTGCTCCTTAATCGAAGCAATGGTGCCAGTATCTAGGTCCTGTAAAACGGGGTGGTTCAACGCTTCAACTCAACTAGGGTGAACCCCTCTGTGGGCACATCAAAAAACTCCTCGGTGCCATCAGGCACATACTTGTTGGCAACCTGCTCTATAGGGCAACACGCAATGTCCTCGCTGCCTATCGTCAAGGCATGGGTACACTCGTAATTCAAAACCCAATATGTGAACGGCTTGTCCATCAACCTCTTTTTCCTGTAAGGGATATGGATGGTGGCGTAGGGAAATTTCGCTCCGGTCCAACCGGATCGAACTTCCACCTCGTGCCTGTTTAACCGCAACTCCCTGACATCATGCTTGGTGTCTTCCGCTGCGTTTATCCACGAACCCTCCTTCTGCAAGTGCGCCACTACGGCACCCTTTCCCTTCGCATCGTTTGCCCGATATAAAGACGGGTCGAAAGCCTTTTTTGTCATATATTATCTCCACTTGTCTTCAGCCAATAGGCTCAATATTAATCCGTAATTGGATATGTCCATACAGTTATCCGCTATGGACTCGTTGTTCGGGGTTTCCCGGTTGTCCAATAAATTCGCTATCCTATGCACCTTGTCCTTGAGCCTCGTCAAAACACCAAACATGTCCTGATTCTTGGTGCCCCATGAAGCTATATTCTTGCTGCCATAGTCCGCTTGCTTCTCATCGAACACCTTGATGTTCTTTATGAACTGCGACAACGCCAACCTAGCCATGTCGGTTCTCAAGTCCAACGCCTCCGCTATCTCCTTCTCCGTCATCACCAAAAGAAAAACCTCCTCTTGGGCTTGCAGTCTTCAGGGTTCTTCGCCGCCCTCTCCTGCGCCTTGGCCAACTGGTGGCTCGTAAACATAAAAGGTACCCACTCCTCACCCGTGTTCATCCAAGCCTGAAAATAAACCTCGTTGGCCCCAATCTTCCGATTGCGGTTCTCCACCAAATATAACCTGCCCTTTTTAGCCTTCACCTTAAATCAGTCAGTCCAACTCAATCTTCCACTCCTCACCATCGCCATCATCCTCCTCCTCCTCCTCATCCTCATACCCCCAAGCCTCACACGCCAACCCAACCAATATCAACTGCAACACCCCCATTATACTGACAAAGGTCATATCAAACTCCTCCCTAAACCGATTCAACACGCTGTCAATCGACCGGTGCAACCTGTCCTGCTTCTCCTCCTCAGTCATAACCTGCCCCTGTACCTCGGATGCCTCGTCGCATAAAAACCAGCCCCATCCCACTTCACCGGGAACAAAAAACCCTTGGAATACATCCCGTTGTCCTTCACCTTCACCAAATACTCCAACCCCATAACCTTCGTGTTCACCAACCTCCGGTTCCTCGGCATCTTGCCAGCAACCTCCGCAACATGACTCGGTGGATGGGGCAACAACCCCATATCAAACATCACCTGATCACGACCCTCATCAGTCCACTTGTAAGACCGACCTGCCTCATAATAATGAAACCCCTCCAATAACCTCTTACGCCTCGCCTGAAGGTCCCTCGCAGTTACCCCAAGGTCCTTGACTAGCTTTTGCTGCTCAACCATTCGTGTTCATCCTCCATCACCATCATCACCCACCCGTTAACCTGCTCACGGGCAACCTCTGGATTGTAGTGGCTTTTTAAACCAACCTGAAACTGATCACCATCCACACGCTTCAACACAGCACCCGTAACCATCTCACCACCCTCAATGATCTGAAGGAGGTGCAGGTGGTCGGGCCTGAAGGGCGTTGGTGGTCGTCTTTTCAAATTAAAATCTCAAACGAGTTAATGCTTCGGCATCAGTCAGGAAAATTGGGTTAGGCACCCCCCCCGCCCCCCTTTGCCACAGGTTTTGGGTCCTTAACCTTACCCCCAACGTCGATTACCCCTGTTTTTATTGGGTTTTCTTCACTAATCTGTTGTTTTACTGTAGGATGACCGGCTCGGACCTGATCCAGCAGTTTATTGAAGTCACCGTGCAAAATTACCTTCTTTTCAAGGGGTTTTCCCACAATTGAGTCCTCAAGTACCGCTTTCTTGTCAATAAGTATACAAAGCTGGAGGGCTAATGAGTTGATGTGAACGGAGTCAATCTCAGCCTCCAACCTGTCCAGACCCTTCCCGACAATCCCGGCAATCTTGTTGACGTTCCTCCACTTCCACTCGGTCAACTGGTCCTTGTTCTCGTACTTGATCTTGTCCACGGTTGGTCTAGCAACCCCACAGTCCACGGAGGTCTTGGTCAGGCTGTTGCCGTACTTCAGCGACTCCACAACAGCCTTGTAGCGTTCAGGGTCCTTGACCTGAAGGCTTCTAGGGTTGGGTTTCTTCTTTGGCAAAGGCTTCCCCACAAACCGGTGCCATCAGGTTTGATCAGGTCTGTCAAGGATTAATTACCAGAACCAGACCGAGGGAAACTCGTCACCGCAGTCCTCTGGCAGTATGTCGTAGTTATTTCTTCTTGTTTTTACCATAAACCCTCTTCCTCCATTCCTTCACTTCACCTGTCTCGTTTTTGGCAAGCCAAGCGTCCAGTTTCTTGTTCAGTTCCTGAAGGTTGATGGGGCCGAGTGATTCGGGCACTTCATCAATCCTCTCGATCCTTCTTCCTCTTCCAGCACCGCAATTGTTCATTGAACTCATACTCATTGTAATCCTTGATAAATACTCTTTTTTTGTTCCGTTGTACCCACTTCCCACAGCCCCTGAACTCGCCCCTCTCGATGTAGGCTTTGAGTTGTGGGTCGTTAGCCCTTTCGGTGTCCGCAAACCCCGGTGAAGTGACCAAAAAGTCCCGCAGTCCTCCCGGCACCTCGTCCTCCGGTTTAAGCTCATAAACCACCTTCCCCCCAAAAAGCCTCATACAAGCCTCCTGAAGCCCTTTATCCCCCAAAGGGGTGTCAGCACCCTCTCCCACAATAAAAAGCCCTACAGCACCCCTTTCTGGGGCCGCAATGGTTTACTATCACCTTTTATCTCCTCCAGCTTCATCTTAACCACCCTCAAGGCTTGGTAATGGTATTCCCGTTCACATTCACCTTTGCAGGTTCCCTCAAGGCAATGCGAGTTTGTGCAAGTGCCTCCCTTATTGTTTGTATAATTATTCATAAGCATGGTCCACAGGTTACCGCAGCGGGAATCCCCCACCCAGAGGGGGATGTCCAAGTATTTACCCCCCCTAAAGGGGGGGAAATACATTGGACACCCAAGGCAACCTTGTGGCGTACTCGGACAAAGTTCCCAAGCCCAACCCCACTCAGGGTCGGGCACCAACCAAACTGCGAGCGACTTGCAGGAGGACTTCATCTTACTCACAGTCGTGTGCGGTTGGCTTGGGAAAAATTCTTTCAGCTTCATATTCGTTCAGGCTCAGTCATGGGTTTGCGAAAACTCCTGTTTCATAACTTGATATATTTTTGTTCAGAGTTCCTGAATATCTTGTCCTGCTCGGTGAGTGCCTTGCGGAACTTGTAGTAGGTTGACTTGGTGGTGCCGTGGTTCTCCAACGCTGCCTCCCTCCACTCCGTGTCGGTGTACCCATCCCTTGGAAGCATCAACAACATATCCTTCTCGGTGTAGCCTCCTAGTGCCTCCTTCTTCTGCCCCTTAAACTCGATCTGAAGCCCTTCCACCTTCCGCATGAGTGGGAAGTCCCACCTAACCACAAAAGGCTCGACAGGGGCAAATGCTCGCAACGTAGGCTCAACTATGAAGTGTTCAGGCTCGGAGTGTACATCCAAGCTGATGATGCAGTCAGGGTCCCGTGCAAACACTCCCGACCCACTCATCCTGTCGATGCTCGTCTTGGCAAACGCATCCCCCTTGGCATAGTGATGCCCAAAAGCCAGAGCAGCACCTGAGAGTTTACATATCTGCTCCAACTCATTCATTATCCTGCCAATCTCACCCGCAGCATTCTCGTCCTTGTCGCCCAACAATTTGTACACCGGATCGACAATCAGCAGATCATATTGCCGGTCCACCACGGCATCGGTGATCTGCGGGCCAAGCAACTCTATGTCACATGCATAACCTCTCAGGTTCCACACATCCAAGCCGGTGATGTCGTTGACCTCCATCGCTTCCGTGATCCTGCTGATCCGGTCATGGGCAACGAAGTCGGTAAGCTCGAAATTGATGTACAACACCTTCCCCTTGGTGGTGCCGAATCCCCACCACGGTTTGCCTGTGGCCACAGCAAGTGCCAAGTGGATCAACGACCATGTCTTCCTGCCCTTGCTACCACCACCCACCACCATCTTGCACCCCTTGTGTAGAATGCCCTTGATAACCTGTGTCGGGGGCACCATCTCCAATGATGTAAAAGCCTGAGAGTTCATAATCGCAGGCAACGATGCCTTCAGGTTATCTCCCAACTTCTTCGCACCAGCAATGCACCCTGCAACATCACCCACCACGGCACCCTTCCTGAGCCAATCGTTGAGGTCCTCAAACTCATGCGGTGTGTCCACGATATGCACCACCTGAAACTCATCAACCAAACCATCGCACCACTTCTGGGCCGGTGTCATGCCCCCATCATCTGTAACGTCATTCTGTGGCCACAAATATATCGCAACCTCCTTGCTGCTCTTGCCCAATAGCGTCTCAAGGTAGCCCCGTGCCTTTGATGTATTGCTGGCACCCCTTGTAATCAGGACCGAGGTGTCTTGCCCCACCAATTCCAACAAGGAGAATGCGTCGAACTGGGACTCAAATACATGCACCACCGAGGTGTCCGGTTTGCCTATAAACCAAGGCAGTTGCCTGCCTCCTAAAATTCTAAACTTGGGGTGCTTGTTCGGGTTGCAAATATGCACACCCTTCAGCACGTTCAGGGCACTTAATATGGGGAAGCAAACCTGCCCCTGATAAAGCCCAACATGCCGGTGGCCAATCAACCACCGACATGTGGACTCGTTGTAGCCTCGCCACTCAGCGAGGACCCCAACTAACTTAACATGACCTTCCGGTTCCAACCCAAAACAGGAACCGAAATCCTCTTGTCTCTTGACAAATTTTTCTTCATCCATCGTCTTGCCACACATCTCACTCCACTTGGCCAAGGCTTGCTTAAAGTCCATGCCGTAGTGCTGCTGTAAAAAATCCAGTTCATCTCCCTTGTCGGTGTTGCCGTGGTCCTTCCAAAAGTGCCTGCCCCTAAACTCAAACACCGAGAAGGACGGCTTCTTGTCGTGCCGCAACGGTGACCGTGCAGACTTCCTTGCGGACTCTTCCAAGCCCAACGCTTCGAGCATCCTTGGCAGGGGCATGATTGCCCTCAGTTCATCCAAGTCCTTCACGCTGCCTGAGTGCCGCTTCCAAGATCAACAATGCGTCAGCGTTCTTCAACGTCACCGCAACTCCAGCAGGATACATATCTACTGCTGCCATCTTCAAGAAACGCTTCCACTCTGGCTGCGTCATGCCCTTCTCTCGCTTCAAGCCAAGCGTCTTCTGCCACGACTGCGGCGTGATGGGAACCACGTTGGTGCCTATCGCTAAACAGGCACCAACGATTGTTCCATAGTTCTCTCCCAACACGAACGAAGTGTGACCGGTGCTTGGCCTGCCGTGATAACCCTGCACCTTCTCTATCCACAAGGTGTGTGGCTTCAGGAAGGTGAGGTAATCCACAATCAACTTGGCACGTTGTTCACGGTCACCCCTTGGCATGTTGAATACCTTGACTGCGGCTTGTCCCTTGTAACAGAACCCACCGCCGACACCGGCATCACATGCCATCTCGACTATATTCCGATTCGCTCCCATATGTCGGACGTTAACTCCAAGTCCCTCTCGCAGTATTTCAGGGCGAGGTCGGGGTTGTCTGCATATAGCTTGTCGAAGTGCTTGCCTCCATCCATGAGCTTGCCGCCAAGCCCCAACACCCTGCCCAAGTTGTTCAGGCTAATCCGTGCTGTGGGGTCGGGGTTCCATGCGAGCATGGTGTCACGGCAGTTGGTGCCGTAGTTCACCCAACGGTGCCCCATGATCGAGGTGATGATGCCTGACGGCATGGACAGGTCGTTAGCCATTGCCCGACCCCTGATGAAAGGCCAATCGAACGCATGACAATTATGGCCTACCCACTTCTGGTCGGAGTGTTTGCGGACCATGTCAAAGAATGCCTTTAGGACATTCTTCTCGTTGCCCTGTTCGTTGACATGGAAGAGGGTGTTGACCTCCTCCACACGAACCCCGATGACAAGCACCCTCCCCGTAATAGGGGAGAGTGCTGCCTTGTCGAACCATTCGTTCTTCTTCTTCTCAATGTAAGCACCCTGCTTGGCCTCGTCCTTGATGGACTTGCTTGGCCTTATCTTTGGGCAGAACAACTCAACCTCATCATGCGGTGCCCCACCTGTCTCGATGTCGAAGACAAAGTGCGTCCGCTTGATGGGGAAGTCATTGTCGGGGCGAATGGTTGTTGACGCTTCAGAATGGGACATCGTTGTCTTCATCCTTCTTCCGATCCTTCTGGCGAACGTACTCACCGGTAGGCTTGAAGCCATCACCCTCGGCGGGACCGGAGAGGTCCGTGTCAACGTAGGACTTCATCCCGTCATCAGTCTTGAACTGCTCGACGTTCACCGTGATGGATGCCCCGATCAGTTCCTTCTCCAAGTCGAAGTCACCTTCGGGTTGCTGCCGCAGCCAACGCTTGATGAACAAGCGGAGTGCTGCCTTCTCGTTATCCAACACCTTATGAAACGACCGGCGAATGGTCATGTTGTTTCCGTTGTCGCCCTTCTTGTCCAACTCAAAGGTAAGTCGGATGACTCCCTTTGGTTTGCCGTCCACGGGGTCTAGTGATTCGATGTCCACACAGACTCCCTGATATGTGCCGATTGGCACCTCTTCCCACTTGCTAGTGGGACCAGTTATTGTTGCATTTAATGTTAGTGACATATATGTCTTCTTTCTCTTCACCCTTTCAAGGGTGTAGTTAGCTAGTTATGGTGTCGCCTGAGTAGTTACGGGCGGCACCTCTTTTTTCCCCTTCAAGTAATTTAGAACCGCACGGTAGGGGATTCGCACGGCACCATTTTTTCCCTCGGAAAGTTTAACCTTTGTCAATTTTCCCTCGGCCAACAGCCGGTCAACACTTCGCAGCGAGTAACCAAGTAGCTTGGTCACCTGCTTGCGTGTCACGTGGTGTTGAACGGTAAAAAGATTCCCACCATTGCCCCAACACGGTGCAGGGGGTGCAGGCTTATTAGTGTCATTGTGTAGGTTCATGTCAATATTCAGAGACAACGGTGGGGAAGTTTAAAACCCTGCGAACATGATCACCACAATCAGGACAAATCCCGTGAGGAATGTCGCATGGAATGCGTCTATTGATTTATCATTCATTGTTTTGTTTCTCGGTTTCTACACCTAAAGGCAAAAAGTTATTGGGGTCATAGGTGTCCACACCTTTACCCAAAAAAATCTTGCACACAGAGGTCATGGACCTCTCCTGCTCACGACACACCGTATCCAGCCGGTCCTTTAGGTCGGCTGGAATACGGATGCCTATGTACGGTTTGTTTTCCATTGAGTTTTGAAACGAACTGAAAAGTTCGTCTCACGTTTCACATTATTCAGCAAGGGAAATCTCCCCCAAGAGTTGATCGACATTCAGTTCCTCGTCGAATACACGGTGCAAACGACCCGACCTGCCAACATGGGTGCTGATCTGCCCTGCACCCTTCATCGACTCTGTGAACGCATTGAACAGGGACCATGCGGTCCTAGCCTCAAATGCCTCATAGCGTGGCTTGCGCCACTCCTCAAGGACCGTAGGGACCTTCCCTGCAAGCACGGCACCTACGTCAAGTGCCCTGATAATGAAGTGGTGGGCCTTGCGGTCAGGCATCTTGGTGCCCTGATATATCTCGACCCTCTTCTCCATGCGCTTCTTCTCCTCGGTGGTCTTCAGAAGAGTCTCCATAATCTTGCCGGTCAGGTCCCGCTCGATGTGCCGAGTGTGCTTGCGGTCGAACCGCATCATATCCCCGTAGAAGGAGAGGTTGTCACACACCGTAACGTCGATGCCCAACACCAGCCCAGCCGACAAGGACTTGTCGTGCGAGTTCCGCAACCCCAGCACAGGTGACCAATCGGTCACGGACGAGTGGAGTTTCATCAGGCCGAAGTACCGGCTACCAAACTTGTCGGTGCCGTGCTGTGCCTCGACAACATCCAACCCAAACTCAGGCAT